AAGATGGCCTTTTGTTTCAATCGAAGCAGGATCGGTATTTAAAATATTGGCAAAATAGTTGCTTGACTGTGGGTTTAGCGAAGCAGAAATTACAGCAGGATAAGTTCCAGTGTAACCGTTTAGATACAACGCAAAGGTCTCACCACCATTAGCACTAAGGTCGACAGAACCGTATCTACCACCAGCATTTAAGCCAGCACCGTAAGCAGCCGGGGATCCAGTTCCTGGGAAACCTTCTCCAGCAGCTGTTGCAGAAGCAGTAGTAGGATTAGATAATCCAGATCCGGAAAGACCAGGCAAAACGCCTGAGGGGAACATCAGTACACCGCGAAGAATAGAAGCACTCATTGGTGTACTAATACCAGAATCCTGGAAATAAGTTGATCCGAGTGACTCAGACATGATGCTTGCAAGGAAGAACGTACGTCCGAGAGGGCCGCCGGCGCCAGCTTTTGCATTGTGTCCGACCGTTCCAGCAGCCTGAACCTGTCTAGCACCAACTACGAAACCAGCATTTTCAACCTTTCCAGAAGAAAGTGCTTTTTCACCTTTACCAACCCCAAGAGTTCTGACATAAGCGCCGGATCTTGCGTTTCTTATCCATTCCGCGACAGCGATTGGACCAAACCTTTTACCGTCACTTGGGCCGAATGTTGATGTAAAATCATTAAGCGTAGCAAAAGTTACAGGAACAAAAGCTGGTCCTTTTTCTGCTGTGCCAATGATAACGGCTGGCGTGCCTTGTATTGTTGTCGAGCCTGGTTGACTTAGGTCTATTTCTCTTGCGGAAACCCCGGGACTCTTAAGAATTTTTTCTGCCATTTGTATAACTCCTGTTTATCTATAAGTATTATTCGAACGAAACACCGGCGTTAGTAATAATGAAATCGATTGAAATAAATTCAATAGTTCTTGTCGGCACGATAATAATCTTACCATTTAACCTATTATTTTCTTTGTCAAGTTCCGTATTATTAGTATCGTCCATTACAATTCTAAAGGACTCAATTCCTTGCTGGGCTTGAATCAGTGAAAGTCTAGGAGAAACTAAGTTAATAAATCTATCCCTTGTAGACTGATTATTTTGTTCAAAAAGAAGTCTATCAGCAACACTAATTACCTGACGCTTGAGTTCAAGCAACATGCGACGAACGTTAACACGGTCAAGTGCTGATTTTGCAACCTGTAAGGTCTTTTGCCCAAAGATCACGAAGTCTCCACCAGGGAATGTTGCAATCGGATTAATTCTTGCATCATACAGTTCATCGCGGTCATTCGTTGTCAATCTTGTTGCTACATTCTTAACAAACCCAAGAGATCCGCGGCTGAAACCAGCAGGCGCAAACCAAGGATAAGCTACAGAATCTGTGAAGGCTAATGCTCCGATAGCTGCAACTGACGAAGGCACTCTTACATTTCTTCCACCGTTGACTTCATCCTCAATGAATACATCCGGGAAGTAGACTGCAGAATAGTTATTGTCTATGTTTCTTCTAGTGAATTCTTCTGACGTCTTTTGAACGCCTGGTCTTGCACTGGAATCATCAAAGAGTCTGTTACTGTCTTCATCATAGTTTGGAATATCCATAAGATAAATTGACATGCTGTAATCTTTGTTAAGATCAGCCGCATAATCAGTCACATACGGATCTCTAATTCCTGGAATAGCAAGAATATTCGTACGAACAGTCATTGGGTCAGTCATAATTTCAGCAGCTGCTCTGTAAGAAGCCACAACATTATTGCTCTTGCCGGCGCCGCTCATCGTACCGTCGTCTGTTCCAACTAATCCCATACCTCCAGTTACGCTATCTGCAGCTTTTCCACCGGCTTCGGTAGACGCAGACTTGTCGTTCATTCTTGCATTATCTCTATCAAGAATGTTCAAGCCATCAAATCCGCCATGGAAAATGTTTGTGAACTTTGCAAAACCAGTAAACCTATTGAATAGCAGCGAACTAGAGTTAATCAAAGTTGCAAAACTAATTCTGTTTTCATCTTCAATTACGTCGTGTACCGTATAGTTTTTCTTATTAACGTTACCGTTTCTAATATAAACAGCCTCTTTCATGTGTTGACTTGCGGAACCAGTTAATGATCCGTTAGTATCAATTTCTCCAGTGGCCGTCAAAGTTTGTCTAAGTGCAACTCTTGCAAGCGTAAACTTGTGATTATGAAAAGTGTCTGACACAGCTCCATCGGCTGTCAATGCATCCAATTTTTGTATACCAGTAAGTTTTGTGTATGTACGAACCAAATCGTTGACACTTGAACCAGCATTTGCGTTTAGAACGTTTGCACTACCACTTGCGATTCGATCTGTTTTCACTCCCCAGTAGAATCTTGCATCAGCGCGTTCTCTTAATCCAGGCATACCGAGATAATTTGGAGATGCTGCAACAGCACCTTTGGTTACCTTATAACGATAAGGAAGCGGAGGAACAATAGATCCAGTCAGGGTAGTCGCATCTTTGCAGAACAACCGTGCTGTTCCAAGACTGTAAGCACCATCATCAGAGGTTGGGTTTGTTCTGGTCGGAGAAGTGTTCAAAGCACCGAGTCCCCTAAAGCCGAAAGGCAAGGCAGCATCAGGTACTTCACCAGACTCTATTTCTGTGCTCATCTTGACACGAACATAAGAAGATCGATTCGGATACTTGCCAGACAATACTAGCCTTCTTTCATCTTCATTTGCTTCATCGAAGTTAAATCTGACCTTGAAATCTCCAATAACTCTTGCAATGTATCGTTCATTGTTTGGATCTAAGCTTAGACCAGGGAATCTTTCGAGAATTTCTGGTGCAAGATCAGCATCATCGAAGCGTCGTACCTGAACTTCGAATGTACCAAACTCATTATTAGGATCAGTTGAAGCCTTGATGTCAGCAATAGAGATCTTAAACTTATCGTTTGCATGAGCTCCGTCAGAAACACACTCAAAGTGGAAAAGATCGAATTCAGTGCCGCCAAATGGCTGACTAATAAATTTTGTTGTTTTAGGAGCAGCGTACCGGGTATCAAATCGTCCGTATAATTCATTGAAACCACCTGATACTGTTGCACCAGCACCGGTTACACTTGCAGCAGAACCAGAGACAAGAGCAATACTGCCGGCGGCGGTTCCAACCTGAGCAAGTTCGTCTTCAACCGAATAATCCCAGTACAACAAGTGTTGTTCTTCAGCGAACATATCTGGATCTGTATTCAATACCTTTCCAACGTAGTAAGCATCGTTTGGATCGAGCGAAGCAGTATACATTCTGTAACCATTTACACCATCGTCATCGCCAAAGGTTTGACCCTGTGAAGAAAAGATACCAATCTTAAATCTTCTGCTAGCATCGTGCTTAGCAAGATCATCGGTAACGCTGTTCTTAGCTACCGCAAATTCATCGGTGTTAAAGACAAATACGTTTGATCCGGTTGTTGTCATAATACCAGCACGAATCAAGAAAGCAGTATCGGAAGCAATTGCTGCGGCTGTATCTCCACCGGTGAAAGTTCCTACATCAACAATGTTATGCCCACCAGCACCAGTGTCTGTAATAGTGGCAGAGTTTCCTGCAGTTCCAGCCGTATCCACGGTGATCGTAATTTTTGTCGCCGAAGAACCTTGTTTTGCTGTAAGGCCTTGTACACCTACTGTTGTTTGGCCGTTGCCCGAAGAAGCAGGGTCGATGTTTGCGTTGGCAGTACCATTGATTGCGTCAATAATAAGTGCGGCAATTTGTGCATCGGTCTGGGAATCATGTGAGCCGATTGCAATTCTGTTAGCGCCTTCGACAGGATTAGTAGTTTCTCCAGCGTCAAGAAAGATTTCGGTTACATTACTATTACCAGTCTGTCCGCCCGCAGCCGTCGGTACAAAAAACTGTAAAAGTGTGTCGTTAGCAACCGAAGTTGTGTCAATAGCATCAGTAGCAGTTGCTTTAGCATCTTTTTCTCTTACACCAGGGAAAGTATCGTTATCTGTAAATACTGGGAAGCCAATATCACTGTTTGCCGGGATTGTGTGCTTTGCCGTAAGGAAAACTACACCACCAGGCTTTTGACCGGTCAAGGTCGCCTTTGTTCCAGTAGATGTAACTTTAAATCCAGCATTTTTAACGATTCCACCAAGCGATGTGTTTGCAATGTCGCCAGTAGTTGAATTTGCACCAGCACCGAGCACACGAGTAAAGGTTACAGCATTTCGGTGCTTTAAAAATTCCTTAACAGCGTATGGTCCAAATTGCTTTGGGTTAAGGCTTCCAAACCTTGTTTCAAAGTCTCTAAAGTTCCCGACAGTGACAGGCACAAAAGCCGGCCCAAAGTCGGATGTGCCAACGACACCCGCGGGTGTTCCTAATTGTCCTCCGGTTCTTGTCGAAAGATCGATTTCCTGTTCAAAGAAACCGGGGCTTCTAAATGTTTGTTCAGCCATATTTGTATCTCCTAGTCATACTTATAAGTATTCGTTAAGTTTTGATAAATTAGTCATTCAGTGTAATTAAATTGTGGACCTGTTCACCGTGACGTGACTTTCTTGTTTTTAATAGTACTGGGCGGAATGAAATTTCTCCTGTGAAAGGATCTATAAATTTCTCTAACCTCGTAAATTCAGTATTTGAGCCATTAATTGCACTTGTTGCAGCACCGCCAATTGTCACGTCTGAAGATTCACGAATTCCAATATCACCAGATATCGCAGAAGCAGCGCTTTGAGTACCAATTCCAGCTGACGGCACTGTACCACCTCCGATTGCGGCTCCTGGTAATGGATCATCAAGCGACTCCAAGTCTGAATTTACATAATCTTTTGTTCTGCCACTAACAATTCCGACGACAGTTTGTGCATTTGAGTTGTTTAGTTTTGTATCAAACGATATATTTGGTGCTGACACTGTTCTTCTCACTGTGCTTAAGGAACCCGGAAAATCAGGATTAATTATGTATCCGTTTACGGAAATACTGAAATTGTATTTAACAATTCTTTCTGCTTCCGTCATAGAGTCAAAATTAAGGTCGCCATTTAGGCCTTTGTCAACATAAGCAACAAACCAATAACCTTTATCAGACTCAATTCTGAAAGATCTACCAGAGTTATGTGTGTAGCTTGTAATTAATGCCTCGAGCATATCATTCATCTGTTGTAAGTATTGTGCCCAAAAAGTTATTTCGTAAGTAGCACTAAAATAACGTGGGTTTGGCATGCTGAGAATTTCTGTTACAGGGGAACTTAGTTCATTTTTTATTACTGGACCTGACGTGTTTCTTCTGTATCCTCTTACGGAAGGCCCAGTGTGCTGTTTCTCACTAACCACGTTAGTTTGATTAAGTAGGCCTTCTGAATTGTTGGAATTATGCACATCGATTGAATCAACAAATTTTCTTCTTTGTATTTCAATTTGGCCGCCAGCTCCCGAAGTTCCGAACCCGGAAGGATTTGCCGCTTGTTCTAAGCCTGATCTTAAAACAGAAACTAATGGCAAAATCAATGCTCCGTTACGATCGGTTAAAGGCTTATTTCTTCGTAATATAAAAGCTCTTTCACCAGTTGCAAAAATCACCGGGATTCGCTCAGTATTATCTTTTACGCTTACAAATAAAGGTAATTGCTCATCGAACAACTTAAATACGGCGCGATCAACGTCTTCAATACCACAAGACGGAAGTTCAAAATCGTCTGGGATGTTTCCTGCACGAAATAATCCATTCGGAGACTCTGGTGACATATCTGGTTTGGTATATCTAGTAGTCATTATGAGTCTCCATAAAACGATGATTTAGAAGGGCCGGACGGCTTAACTTCTTTTGCACCAGTCTCTGGTACAGGAATGACATTGTCTTGTACGAGCTCTCTTCTATCACCTTTACTCGAGTCACCTCTTTGTTGCATGAACCCTTCTTGTACTGCATCCGCGTCTGTATATATTTCTTCTGTTGGGCCGATTGCCTTGACATCGATCTGTCCTTTTCTAGCAGTCTTGCCCATTAAAACATACCCAGTATAATGTTCGATTTGGCCATATATCATAGAATCATATTTTGTTGACACAATTTCAAAGAAGTTGTCTCCAAAAGAAAAATAATCTCCCTCCCTGATTTCCAATCCACGGTCGAGAACGTCCCTATAGTGAATGTATGCTGATATGTTATAGGTTGAATGGTGTCCAAAACGATCAGTATTAATCTCTTTTGCAGACCATTCTAATCTTGCATCAATTTCAATTGGTGGATCAAAAACTTTATCTACAGCTTCCTCGTAAACATCATGGACTTTTGTAATGTCTTCCCTTACAGGATAATAATAAATTACTTGTCCGATAATATCCTTATGTATCTCTTTTGTAAGATCAGAAATCAAATCGATTTCTCTTGGTGTAATAAATAATCTTGCCATCAGGTATCTCCTAGCCTACTGTTATGCATTTACCTAACGGAATGGGTACTGTCTTTAAAATTGTTTGAATGTTTCCTGCTTCTGTTGCTTGAGATTCGATTAGCTTATCATACGTCAATGAATCAAACATTTCCCTAAGCTCTGTCCTTAATCTATCTTTCTCTTCTTTTCCAGCAGATAGTAAGTCTGAACCATTTAAGCTTAAATCTCCATTTGGGATCGGTACGCTACTAAACTTAGATCGAACGTGGCCCAATATTTCTTTTGAGCAAGCCAAGGTATATTGTCTAATCCACTGTCTTCCCATTGCGTTAATAGAACCGTAACCAATGTTGCCGTAAGGAAGATTACTTGGGTTTGAGATGCCATCTAATGTTTCATCCGTATATGAAGGATTTAAGCCGTCGTTTACAAATCCAACCTGCAACCACAAATTTTTCCCGGCAGACGCAGCGGTTGGTCGAGGAAATATACGTAGCTTCGTCCCAATTAATTGATAACTAAAGTTTGATCTTCTAACTCGGTTTGATATGTCCATCTGTTGAGCTCGCAAAACATCTTCAAAAACAGGAAGAACATAGAACACGGTTTCTGGAGTAAAAGACTCGAAAGAAAATTCATTATTTAAATAATTTATGGCAGAAGTTGTATCAAAAAATCGATATGCAGCCTGAGGATTAAAATGATAAACCTCAAATATTCTCATTTTAGTTTTTGGCGAGTTGACAGCATTGTCGACAACTAGGTTCCCGTCTATATCCTTGAGCTCCGTATATATGTCATAATCTTGTTTTGACGCACTTAAGACTAGTGAACCACTTACCACATTATGAGAACCACCGATTGCGGCATGTGTAGCATAAGGCTCAGCCTTGCGCATCAGAAATTCCAGCGTTTCTCTTGGAAAACGTGCTTCAGAACCAGATAAAGAACCAGTCGCTCCACCTAACATATTCGAAAGCTGAGATTTTGTCATGTACTCGTTTACGAAATTTCCATATTCGAAGACGGATTCTTCGAAGCATGCCCAGACCTGCTTTTTTGTAAGCTCGACAGAAAGAATATCATCGCCAAGTTTTCTTCTTACGTATGTATACATTGAATCAGCGTCTGACTGGAACTCACTATCAGTGTCAAACGCCGCAAAAGGCGTTGGATTAGATGTGTTTGCAAAAGTTGCCATGCTTATTCTCCCATTCGTTATTAAATATATCTATTTTTTGCTTCATACCCGAACGTAAACCTAATGGAATGCATTGATATACATGTAATTATTCACAGGCAAAGGAAAAAAAGTAAGAAAAAAAAAGGGTAACCCAACGGGCAACCCTTCGTATTTTTTACATACAGAAAACTATTATTAAAGCTTTGGAATGTGAGTATCGATCTTGTTGTTTCCAACTGTTCTAAAGTATTTTTTTAATTCAGACCTTAATTCAGTATCTGCTCCAGCTCCACCACCATCAGCAGCACAGCAAGCATCGCAATATGCCTTGAGTTCTTTGTGTGCTTGGTCAGCCGAAGCCGCTTGTTTCTCTAAGTGATCGGCAAGAACTGCTAACTTTGCTTCAAGCTCAGCAATTTTTGCTTCCATTTCTTCATGTTTGTGTGCAGTAGATGCTGCAGGTTTAGCACCAGCTTTCGCGGTTTTGGTTTTTGTAGTTCCAGCCATTTTAATCTCCTATGAGGTTATATCTATATTAATTATGCGGCCCGGCAGGTTTATTACCGTGCTTTGTTAAATACTCCATTGTCAATGGAAAGGCATCATATATGTTGTTTCGCAGTGAGGAATAACCGTAAAAGTAATCACTTGCCTGATCGGGTAGAAATTTTTTGCCTGATTTCATTAAAGGAAGCGGAAAATTAATTGCTAATTTATCCTGGCATTCTCTAGCCAAATTTTGATAAAGCAGCACAATATCCGAACCTGCCACCATCGATTCATTGATTCTTTTAAGAGTCTGTATCGGTGTTTCTATCGGAGCTTCAGACTCTTTATAAATTGCGGCCCTATAATCTGTTTGTATCCAATCAATAAACTTGCGATAAACATCTTTTCTAGTATCGCCAGTCAGTGGACAAGTATGTGATTTAAACGCGAGCATATCTGGTCTGCGGTGTGCCCACCAATAATATGACACTAATTGTTCGAGCGGATCTCTTGCAATTGTTATTTTTTTAAATTCACTAATAGGCTTACTAAAATTTAGCAAATCCCAAAGAAACTCTAGTCTATGAGGCCCACAGTGTTCGGCCTTGCCATTATTTAAATAGGCATACTTTTCGACATTTTTGCCCCAGTCTCCGTAATTTTCATCATACCCAGATTGCCCAGTACAGATATCTGTATCTCCAAGCTTATATTTCAAAGCAATTGCGTATTCAACAGATGTGCCGGCACATTTCATTGGCTTATAAAAAATAAAGTTGTGTTTCTCGGATATTATCATGCACAGAATATAATCACCGTCTACAACAAGTAAAACCACCCGACCATTGCTGGAAGGGTGGCAAATACGTCTGTATTATTTTAAAAGATTATACAGTAGTTACAGGAGGCGCAGAAACTCCGGTAAGACCAAGGACGATCCATCCGACAGTGTCATTTACGTAATAAAGTGTTGCTCTATCTCCGGCATCAGCAAAAACAATAGTGGCAAAACCAGTTGATGTTGCTGGTGTTAAAGTTCCATTACCGCCATCGGTTCCAAGAAATAAGTGAAGAACCTGTCCTGGGGCACCGTTAGCAAGTGTAAGAGCCTCAGTACCACCAGTAGTCATATTAACAACTGCATGTGTAGTTGGTACTGCTAATGCACCACCGGCTTTGGTTGTGGATGCGACGTCTGATGGCTGGATTGCATGAAAAAGTCCAGGGGTACCAGAACCCGATTCCTGAAAAAGACCTTTAGCGGCCGTATACTTTACTTTTGGCATAATTTTTCTCCTTTGAATGATTTTTGAGATTACTTGTCCACATGATTCCCTAGCGAGCGTGTGGGGTCCGCCTTATGTCCGTGCTAGGGGCTTAACTTTAATTATTCGTTAGCATAACAATAATACACACTTTATTGAAAGTTTATAAAAAAAGGGACCAACAAAAGTTGGTCCCCCTAGATTAATCATCGATCCGAAGATTAGATGATGTTCATATCCAAACAGGTAACAGTACCGTAGAAGTCAGATCGAACCATCTTCTTGCCATAACGAGTCATGACACCCTTACGAGGAGTGAAGTCCTCAGGAGCAAAGATAGTAGGAGTGACGATCAGAGGCACATAAGGTGCATAGACGTATCCAGTCTCAAGGTATGAACCACCCTTGTATCCAAGAAGAATCTTGTTACGTGGGAAGTAAGGATCCTTGTAAACAGTGAATCTGTTCGACAAGTTACCAACTCGCTCAGCGCCGATGGAGATAGCCGAAGCTTGTCCGTCACCGTCTAAAGAGTAAGAGGGCTTGTACAATACAGAAGACTCAAGGATAGTTGCAACATCAGGTCCAACGACGATGAAGTTAGCAGATCCTCTCAAGGTCTTACGATGGATGGTGTTAGCAGCATCGATAATAGTCTCAATAAGAGTCTCGTACCATTCACGAACCGTACCAGTGAAGGCAGGGCCGCCAGCCAAAGTAGATGCCTTTTCAGCAACTGTACCAAGTTCCTTGTTGACAAACTTACCAGGAGCACGTGACCAGAACAAGTTTGCTCCGTTTGCTTGGGTAAGAAGATTGTTAAGGATCTCACGGTCAAGTTCAAGAGCGATTTGCTCAGAAAGGATTTGAGTAAGCTCAACCTCAGCATCCAAGCTGTGATAAGCGTTCAAGTCCTGAGCAAGCTCTGGAGACCACTTGGCCTTCAACTTACGAGATACTGCAGTAACAGCGATCGATTCGATCTTGATGTCAATTTCTGGAATACCAGAAGCATCACCGCCAGAAGCAGTTGCAACATTCAAGTTAGACTCGAAAGATGGGATAGTTAATGCATCACCCTCGTCTCCAACGTTCAAGGTATCACCCTGTACGAAAGACAATCCAAGTTGATCAGCACCAGTTGCAAGAGAAACAGTTCCGCCGTTTCTGATAGCAACCATCATGATGTGAGTACCGTTAATAGGATCAACAGTTACAGCAGGAGCTGCAGTAGTCGAAAAGTTTACTCGTTGGTTCAAACGACGAATGTTGATTACGTCATTACCGGCTTGCATGTTCAATGACGAAGGTGCAGTAGTTGCAGTCGGAATTCCACCGTCTTGTGCAACAAGCGCAATATCTTTGACCATTGTGAAGTCAGCAGAGGTGTTACCGGAAGAACCAGTAACGTCACCAACAGGTACAAATAAGAACTGAAGGGTATCGTCACCGTTCGTTACTAATTGCTCAAGCTGAGGATCGAACTGAAGCAATCGACCAACAGTACCGGTCAAAGCAGTTGCAGCAGGAATATGAGAACCGGTCACGAATGAGCCGTTTGAAGCAAAAGCACCAAAACCACCGTTTCCGACGTTCATGTTAAGACCTTTAGTGCCAGTGTTGCTGTGCTTACGAGAGTAACCAGAACCAGCAAGATCGTATTGACCACCAACAGCAAGAGATCCAGAACGAACTCCCTTACCAGAAGGACTGTTATAGATAGATTGACCTTGGCCATAAGCACCATCAGTAGCATTAATGCCACCTTGACTTGTACCATAAGTGTAATCTAAGTAGAACAAAAGTCCACTTGGAAGTGACATTGGTTGGATAGAAACGATTTCGTTCGCAACCAATCCACCGAATACACGACGAACGATTGGGAAAGCAACGTTTTGGAATCCACGGACATCACCAGAAGAAACTCCTGATCCGTTAGAAAGAGTAGAGCTCTCGCGAAGTGCTTGAGCAGCTTGGTTTTCAAGAAGAACGGCCATGTTTTCACGGGTTTGTCCTTCAAGACCTCGAAGAAGACCAGTACGGTTCCACTTCTCGGTAAGTCGACGGTATTGAGCACCAACATGTCGTTGGCGAATGCCCTCAGTCAACTGATTTAATGTAAATTTTGACATTTTATTTCTCCATTTAATATTGTCAAGTTGAGTTTAGGGGGCTTATTTTTTCAAACCGGCTAAAACTGCCCATCTTCCGAGCTCTGATCCATTGTTGGCCGGGGCTGACGACCGAACAGATTTGCTAGCGGAACCAGTTCTAGAAACACTCTCGTTCATAGTACCGCCCTTAGTACTACGTCCTTTTTTGAGTGATTCGGTTAGTGAGGTGTAAAGCAATTTAGCCTCTCGGAGCGTCTGGGCATTATCTAGGGCCTCGACTATTGCTCTCTGTTGCTTTACATTGAGATCGTAACTTTGCATTAACTTATTAACATACAATAACTTTGCGTTGAAAAGATTTGACTCTTTTAATTCTTTCTTAGCTGCAGCAGCTTGTCTCTTCAAGAGTTTAGCTTCTTTACGAGCTTCAGCAAGTTGGTGTTGCGCGCGACGGTATCTTCTTCTTTCCGAAAGTGCAGCACCTTGAGATGAACCTCCGCCATATTGATCAGCAGCAGCTTCAGCGCTTCCAGATCCATCAACGTTTAATTCTGCACCTGCAGAATCACCAAGCTCTTCGGCCAAAGCATTAATCAAGTCTGCTTCCGTAACCTCGATGACTTCATCGGCGCCACCGTGCATTGCGGCAACTGGGTCACCCATTTCAGCAAGTCTGCGACGTCTTGCCATTCTACGACGACGTGATTCTGCCAATCTTGCGCTAGAACGTCTCGCTCTACGGCTCTGGGGCTTACGCTTTCCAGAAAGACGAGCGATTTCGCGTCGTAACATTGACTCAGAGATTTCCATCATTTCGTCCATCTCATCTTTTTCGTCCATGTCATCCATGTCATCCATTTCGTCAGCTTCGTCCATGTCATCCATGTCATCCATTTCATACATTTCATCATGATCGGCTTCTTCAAGATCAAGATCTAAATCATCATCTCCACCTTCTTCGTCTTCTTCGTCACCTTCGTCATCTTCGTCTTCAGCTTCGACTTCAACGTCTAAGCCTAAAGCAGCGCCGAGATCTTCTAAAGCAGATGAAGCCGCATCAACGTCTACATCTCCGCCAGCATCGCCTTCTTCTGTCTCCACGTCGAGATCTAATTCGTCTTCTCCACCTTCTTCATCTTCTTCTTTCAAAAGCCACCAAGCATTTTCATTAAGCCGGCGACCAGCATTTCTACGTCTCATTACGTTATTCTCCTTTAATAGTAAGTTTAGAGCGTTCAATTTGGTTTGGCTGTTCTTATCGCCAGCCTCACTCATAATTATGAGCTTCTGTCGAATTGTTCTTATTTCCTTTAATAAGGCCTTTTGAACTTTTCGACTTTTTGTTTCATTGAGCGCTCTTAAAAGCTGTGAGACACTCATTTTCTTGATATTGGTAACTTTCGAACCTTTTTTAGATTCAACAGTAACTGAAACTTTTACTTGTTTTCCATCTTTTTCAAATGAAAATTCTGTAGGTGCAGCCGGAACAGCTATAGGTTCCACAGGGGGAGCCATATCAATTGGCGGCACCTCTGAGGGCAAAGCTGATCCCATATCTGAAACAAGATCATCCGCAGCTGCTTCAACTGGCATGTCTTCTGCTTCAGCGGCTTCAGCGTCATCACCGGAGAAGAATTCAACTTCTTCTGGGATGTCATCACCTGCAGCTTCGTCGTCAAGGTCAGCTAATTCATTTTCAATTAACAATTTAATCCTTGGGGCGACTGCCTCGATTATTTTATTTGTGGCGTTTTGTTCCGCAATTTCACGAAGCTTTTTCGCATCGTCTAATGCATCTTTGAATAATTTGCTCATAGAACGTCTCCAGACTACTTGATTTTAATTATGCTATTAATTATTAAAAAACCTTAATTTCGCTTATTTTTTTGCGCCCTTCTCTTCCCAGCCGCAATTTTTCTTCTTCTTTTCATTCCACGCGTTAGTGGGAAAACTTTCTCCCTTAACTCTTTTACGATTCCAGATTTCTTATATTTTCTGTTGAAAGCCCTAATAAGCCTATCATTCTGTTCTTGAACAGACCCTTTTGCTTTTCTAGGATTACTCTTTACAGAGAAATTATACTTCTTTAAACCCATTGTTGCTCCAAAATAATTAACCTTACTAGGTACCTTATTTCATCTAACTGTTTTTTGGCAATATCTTCAATAGTGTAAGCTGGTTCGTCGGAGTCTTCGTCGGAGAAACCCAACATTGTTGAATAACCTTGTTTTGATCCGGTAGGTCTAGAGTGACTTGTAAAACCACTTGTTGGGCCTTGAGGATATCTAGGAGCTGTGCCTAGCGGTGATCTAGATCTGTTTTTATACAGATCAGGAATAGGATTCATGGAGTTTGATGCTTCGCCTAAATGCGCATTTGGCCCTACAAGTGACTGACTCTCGATGTCCGAATATGGAAGGGGATCATAATTGCGAGGCGATTGCTGTTTTGTAATTACTGCATCGATTGTTTCTTCGTCGACGTCAATATCTTCAAGATCAGCCGACGGTTCAACATAAGGAAAGGTAGGATCACCGTGCACTCTATTCTTAAAGTACTTTGCAGTGAGCCTACCATATCCTAGGTCATCCCTAGAGTCGCCAAAACTTTTTGGGAAATTATTATTACCCGCTAGGGAATTAGTCATTATACAGATCCAGGTGCCTTACCCATTTGAAAATCATTTAAAACGCCTGTACTCTGTGAGGCGGATGATTGATCCGGCCCAAGAGATGATCCAACGCCAGATCCAAACTGTTGATTTGGCTCTTGGCCAAATCCATCAGGGGCTGCTGGGATGTCAGACGCGTTTAAACTTCCAGGGCCAGGCGATGCAGGGTTTGGAACGAATGGAGAAGCAGGCAAACCACCAGCTCCTGTTGGTACATCTGCCATAACAGGTGCATCAACATAATCTCTATTAAATTCTCCAAAAGTATGACCGCCATCATTCACAACACCGTCCAGCAAAAGCTGTTGAGCGAGTTCTTTTATTGAATCATCGTTAATTTCACCGGAATGAATCGGGCTAGCTGCGTACGCAGATACCAACGATGCCGTGTCTGATGAACCAATTCCTCTTTCAGAAACCGGTACTGTTACCATTAATTGTTTGTGTGTTGCCATTTTTATTACCTCTTATCAATGCCTTTTAGGATTTTAGAACGTAACTTTTTCTTTGCTTCTTGCAACTTAACCATCTTTTTGTAAAGTCTCTCTTCTTGAATTTTAAGCGCCTTCATAAAATCAATATTCTGTTCAAGAGAATCTGCATACTCGGATGCATCTTTTTCTTCAACGTCTTTGGCTGCCTTTTCAGTATCAGCAAGCTTGCCTGACAGACCCGCTTCGCTTAAATTGTTAATTTCTTCTAATACTAATTTTCGTAGTGCTTTTACTGTTAATCTTTTCATTGGTTTCTCCGTGCTATGTAATAAATATGTTCTTTGTTATTTTTCCGCACCAGAAAAAGCTAGTGAAGCCCAATTACCAACATTATCAAAAAGATCTTCAAGATCATTAGAATTAACGGCCATTGCAGCTGCATCATGAGGCTGATAATCCTGTCTACCAGTCGATGCTTCTGTCAGTGGTTGATTTTGAAAAGTTGTTGATGCAGTATCGGCAAATATTTCTTGCATCAACGGGTCATTCGTCATCGCAGAAACATCAGGCATGTTTTTGGATTGTGTTTTTTCCCTTAGCATCTTTTTTCTTTTTTCAAAAACTTCTGGTTCGATTCGATCCTGTTTTCTTTTTCTTTTTCGAGTCTTAGACTCGTTTATGGTTTCTGCGCTGTTGAGCAGCCCTTCTGATAAAATTTCTACTAAACACTCTTTAACTATTTCTTTTAAAACTGAACGGGAAACTTTAGCCATTATACACCCCAATGAGTACTGTTTGTGAAGTCTGGTATACTTCCGGTTGGAATGTTTGTGAGACCTGCAATAACCTCATAAGTCTTAGTATCTGCAGGTTTTACAAATATGCTCTTAGAGCGAATATGCAATTTTGGAGAAGTCTCACCAGCTGCCAAAGTGTATTTCTGATTTCCGCCTGTACCGGCAGCTGAGAAGCCAAACACGAGGGAAGTGTCGTCAGTATTTTGTACTATAATCCACTGCGACAGTGTTGGAAAAGGAACTTCATAAACATTTGCAGTCTTACCAGTTGAACTTGTCACATAAGGTATACCGCTTACTATATACTCACCAGAAGACTTTTCACCAGGCGCCGGTGCCGATGCCGTGATTGCAGTAAGGATTCCTGCGGTTCTTTTATCTACGTCAAAATAAGCCATCTCTATTTACTCCACTGTAAGACGTCGTTGAATATTCTATTTAAACGATCGGTCTTGTTAAAAACTTTTCTGAGTTCTGCTTCAGTGATTTCTCTTCCCTCACGCATCATAAAAGCACCTGGAGTAGAAGGCTCGCTAACAAAATCCCAGCAAATAAGCTGAAAATCATCTTGCACAACCTGATGGTCTCCTTCACGTCTAGTAGAGCCAACGCCACGAGAACTAATGCCAAGAGTAACGCCTGATGAAACCAGTGATTTAAGAATTTTTCCAGATGGTGTGTCGAGTATCTCCACAGTGCCATAACAAACGTCACCGTCCATATAAGCCTCTCGAACGATGTGGGATGCATTTTTAAGCTCAACCACCGAAGAATCCGGATGGTCCAGCTCTCCGAGAGCTCGATTCTCCTTAATAAACTTTTGGTAATTTCTGACTTCTCTTTCCAAAATCTCATGTGGATATACACGGCCGTTTTGATTAAGTGTGTTGGATTTTTGAAGGATTCCCTTCATAATTAGCCGGGTGGAACCTGATTCTACTGCTTCCTTTAGCTCGTCTTTATTATATTCCCAAGCACTCCATTCTGTTAATAATTTTAATTTATTCATCACTATCTCCCGAAAGTTCGCTGATTATCTCGTGCATCGTCATTGCTTTTACGATGTCGCTTTCGTTAATTTCTTCTTGAAAGCTAGTTGCTTTGATATTCTTGTAAACTTGCTCTAAATTTTCAGACAATACCTTGTTACCACACTCTTGTTTGTAAAAAGAAATTGCTTCAATACATAATTTTTTCGTAGCTTTTAATTCTGAAACTAATTCCGGAGACTGCCCGTTAACTATCCATTCATTCACTAATTTCATCTGCGGTTCAGACAAATTTTTTGTGTAAGTCTTAGAAAATTTGTCTCTCATCAAATTTACAACCAATGAATTAATCTTTGGTTCTTTTAAATCAGATAATTCATGTGACTTTTTCTCTGTTAGAAGGATGTTTGTTACTTTGTCGGAATATTCTAAAATATTTGAATAATCTGATTCTGAACCTTTTTTATACTCGTTTAAAAGCATGCCAATAGTTGCGAGATCACGATAATTTTTTACTCTGGTAGAATAAAAAGATTTTCCAAAGGCTTCATTGATAGTTCTGATAAGCTTAGATTTTTCTAGGTCTAGCTTCCTAGTGTTAATTCGCCAGGTTGCCTTTTTTGTCTCTTCAAGTATGGCAGGTACTACACTCTTCTGAGTTATGTGTATATCAGCCAAACTATTAACAAGCCGGTGTTCTTTATACAGCTCTGTGCCTTTCTTAAAATACTTCTTTACAATATTTCTTGTTTCGTTAAAAGTTTTTTTGTCGTTTTCTACCAACGCCTTGGACAGTTTAAGTACAAGCTGTTCATAGATAATCCCGACATTTCGTTTTTTGTTGTGGGATTTTTTACTCATCGTCTTTTTCCTCGTTATCAAGTTTGAATTCTGATTCTCTTTCCTTTGTTTCATTTAACATGCTTTTATTAACTTTACCAAATGACTGACTAAACGAATTTAAAGAACGCTGCATACTAACATCTAGACGCGGCTTCTCCATAGATAAGTATTCGCTATCATCGTTAAAAAGAAAATCAGATAGTTTTGCTTCTTTAAAAGTGCTGCCTAACAAAAAATCTTCATCGTAAGGCCTGTTCATAGAATCTTGAGTTCTTGTTTTACTGCCAACACTTGTCATGCTTGCAAAGTCAGGCATGTGAGTTTTTTCACGTTTGATTTTATTTTTCTTTAATTTTTCCCCAAACGCGTTTTTCGCATGCTTCGATTTTTTTACACCAGAATAATCGACGTTTTCTAGATCGATTTCATCTAAATCTTCGTCTTCGTCTTCAGAAATTTCGTCTATCTCGAAATATGTCTGATTGTCATTATCAATTGATCCATCAAGCAGGTTACCTATGGTGGTATCACCGGCGAAGAGTCCGCCTCCTTCGTCGCCACCGGCATCGTCTCCACCTTCATCACCTCCGCCGCCGCCGCCGGGAGGCTGCGCATTTTCGATTTCAGTTGCAACTATTTTTTCTGCAATCATTTCTTCATCTATGCGCTCGATGTCGTCACGGGTGAAGCCCATAACGTTTTTCCTGATCCAGGTTTTACTCACCATTCCTTCTGGAGCAGAACCAGCGATTGAGAACTTTGTGTTTATTAATTCAAGCTTTTGTTGTTGCGCTATGGAAGAAGGATTGCTTAGATTCAGTTGAAAATCTAGTAATTCCTCGTTGTCAAAACCATGTGCATACAAATGAATCATTGCCATCTTGTTTAGTTCTGCAAGTATTGTTTTCTGTATGCGAATAATTGTTCTAGAAAACCTGATGTCTTCTTGGGCCAGTGTTGCTTTTGAACCGATATCTTCATCATAGCCAAGATATGCTTTAGGAATCTTTAAAGCAGCAAACAACTTCTTCTGAATATACTCAACGTCTTCAATTGCAGAAGTATTTTGTCCACCTGCAAGCGTGTCGATTCTTGTACCGGAATCTCCGCCTCTAACAGGAATATAATAATCTTCATCAACGGCCATTGGATTATATCGCAAATCGACATTTCCCGTAGATTTTTGCACGACCTGGTTTCTCTTAAGGCTTGTTTTGGCTTGCTCAATATAATTAGCAACGTCTTCTGGAGGCACATTACCAACGTCGATGTAAAAGACACGTCTTTCTGGTGCACGGATCACTCGATATACAAGCATTGCATCTTCAATCAAAATCAGCTGACGCCAGATTCTTCTTGCTGATTCTAAAACACTCGAACCATAAGGCAAAAAAGCGTCATTGCCCAGTAATCTAAAATGAGATACTTGCCAATTATCAAGTGCTTGGTTTCCCTGAGTTATCCAACGAAACCTAACTGCACTTGGGTCATTTGCATCAAAACCTTCTTCTCTCTCTATTTCAGTAATTGATATTGGGTATGCATTAATAATGCCATACTCAGGGTCAACGTCATTAAACAAAAAGAAATCACCATATTTGCAAAGATTTCTTACCCACATGACTAGATTAAAATCAATGTTAAGAGTATCGTAAAAAAGAGTTTCTAGCAATTCCTTAATTTTTCTATTTTCAGAATGAATGTGTAGACTTTTTCCAAATGCATCTGGGGCGCACGACTCTTCAGCATAAATATCAAGCGCTGAGGCTATTTCTGGGGTACTTTCCATCTCAGAGAAGTCAGAATATCTAGCCATTCTGTCAAAAGTGCCGTAAGCACTCAGCGTGGAGTTATAAACATCCGAATGAGCTTTTTTGAATAAGTTGACTGCGGACGATGCACTAGCATCTGATTTATTAAAGTTTCTGACCCTTCGCTTAATTGTCGGCCCAGAAGAAAATAACTTTGTTAATCTAGAAAATAAATTTTGTTGTTCGGCCATCTAAAATTCCTTGGCTCTATTTAAGTAGCCAATCAAGGTTTTTGAAAGGACTATTTTTTGAGTCCCAACTTTTTGACACATCCAAAGTGTAATTACTACCTTCGGTTGTAATTGCAGCAGGTTTTATTACTGTATCGCTGATTTCAGTTCTGTTAACACCAAAACCAGCCAACATTGCCGCGTTTACGTCAACAGTTTGTTTGTTGTATTGTGGACTAGTATCGTACAACCAGACTCCAATCGCAAGGCTCATAATTAAGTCATCATTTGCTCCCTTTCGGGCCTGAGCCTTTTTTCCTTCCCAAACAAAAGTTTTCATCTCTTCGTAAAATCTGCTAGAATAGACGGTTATTTGTTTCGTACGCAAAACCTCTTCTAATTTTGTGAGTATCATGTTTCTAGACTTTGCCTGCGTACTGAAACCTGCTTTTGCAATATCTCCACCGCCATATAAAAAAGAATAGTAATCCTTTTCATTTTCAAAGTAGATATTCTTGTAGTCAATATCTCGCAACTTCATAATGACAGCATAGCCGTACGAATTACTTTCTGGACATATTGTCGCATTGTTGTATCTTCGGCCGGCCTCAGCCAAAACTTGAGCAAATTTGTCTGGTGGTAGTTTTCCTCTATACTCACATACTACGGTCGATAGCTCTGTATCTATCACATGGAATGTAGAATAATCAGTTGCATCACCCCTTGAAACGTCTGCTGAAATCACGTATTTTTTAGAGCTCAAAGGATAGTTCCATATCCAGGCATTCATATCAGGTCCCCATTTTTCAATAGGATTCTTTATCATCTGCCTAAAATGCTCGATGTCTTCTGCCTGAAGAAATGTTTCACCAGACGCCTGAAAATCACAGAGAAGCTCTTGCGCAATCTGTTTTTTTGACATGTTCCTTGTTTCTTCTGCAAACCATTCAGCATCGCGATCTGGGTGCACATCCCACGCAAGTTTTATTGCATTGAAAACATTTTCTCCAGACTGCGCTTGCATCCAAAGATCATAATACTGTCCTCCAACACCATTCGGGGTCGAAAGTACTATCGCACGACCACCGGTTGACAGTGTAGGATAAAGACCGGTCCATATAGTATCAAAATTCCTTACAAACGCTGCTTCATCTACGATTAGTAAAGACAGGGCTTCAGAACGGCCGGCGTCTTCTGATGTAGGTATTGCCTTTATTGTGGAACCATTTGAAAATTCAAGTGCCTGCTTATTATTGTTTACTATTTCAGGCAAGAGTAGCCAGCTAGGCATGGAATGTAACACAAACTTTACTTTACGAATAAAGTTTTGTGCTACAGATAATTTAGTTGCAATTACTAAGATGTTTTTATCTTTGTAAAAAATAGCTAGCCAGGCAGCATACGCTGCAGATATTGTTGAAAGACCTAGCTGCCGGCTTTTAAGTACTATATTAAACCTTTCTTTTCTAAAATGATCAACGCAATCATCTTGAAACTTGTAGGTTTTAAATGGTATAGTACCTTTGGTAGGATGCTGGATCTTTACATATTTGTTAAAGAAATGTGTCGGATCTTTGCCGCACCTTATAATTTCTTTAATCTGAGCCTGTTTATTACGAGGAGCCATTAGGAGATCTCAAAAGTTATTTTCCGTCTGTAATATGCTATTTTTCTTTCGCTGAAAGCAGACGCAGAAATTAGCTCTACATCATCTTTGTTATCGAGTTCTTTTATTTTTAAAGTACGTCCGGCAGCTTCTCTAAAAGCATCTTTGACCTCTTTTAATTTTTTTTGCAGCATCTCGTTTGACTGACGTTCTTGTTCTTTTTTCTGTGTTGTCAATCCATCAGAACTATTAAAATGCACGACTGTCTGGTACTTTAGTATCATTAAATTTCCAGATAAGCTTGTCGTAATTCCAAAACCTGCGTCTCTAGTGGAGGCTTTGCCAAAACTGTAATTTAAAATTGTTCCTAGAGTGTTTAATTCTTCGAAAGTTAGTGTTTGAGCTGGTGTTTCCATGTCATTTCTCCTTGACTATATAATAATTATTAAGCTTTTTGTGAACTTGCTCTTTTTTTGGTCGCCAGCCGTTTTTCCACCTTTCTTTATTCGGCCAATAGAAAAATTGTTGACAGTCTTGGCAAGCCCCATAGTTTTCCATAGACTCTATATCTTCTAAACCATTAAGAATCAGTTTGCATACAGGGCAATCAAATTTTGCTTTTTTAAAGTCATGTTCAATCACAATGTCAAACTCTTTTTCTACTTTAACTATGTTATCCATAGACTACCTTCGCATTTTTATCGTAACTAGTTATTTCAATAATATCATCAACGCAATCCTTTACGAGGTCGACATGGCTGATCAATACAATTAGACGATACCAATTTCTTAGCTTTTGTAAAAGGCTGGTGACTGCTTCGATGTTTGCAGAATCAAGAGAACCAAAACCTTCGTCAATAATTAACATATCAGATTTTGATAAAGAGGAAATGTTTGTTAGTGCAACACGCAACGCAAGACTAGATACCATTTTTTCCATTCCACTGCCGCACTCGATCGGCCTTCGGCTATCCCCATAATTAATGTACATTTCTGTTTTTGAGTCATCTACTTCTAGTTCGATTGTAAAACCTACAGATTCCTGCAAGATCGATCCGAGCTCTTCGTTAATTGCAGGTACCATAGACTGTAAGATAGTTGCAGGAATGCCACGCCAACTTGTGGCAGCCATTAGAAATTCGTAGACCGACCAATCAACGAGTATTTTATCATACTGCTTTTTCTCAGCTTCAAGGTTATCTAATTTCTCTTGGTATACACCGATCTTTGTAGTTGTTCTAGAAAGAATTTTTTGAGCCGATTCTTTTTCAAGTCTAACAGTATATATTTCATCTTTGAAACCGTCTCTTTGTTCAATGAGCAAAGGGTCAGATGCTTTTTTTGCAACGCCTAACATTTCTGCTAAAACACTCTTCTTATTTTCTCTGCTAGAAAGATCGGCCTGATTCTTTTCACGATCTAGTTCTAACTTAGATAATTTTAGTTTAAGTTCAGTAACTTTTGATTTTCTTTTATCAAAATTATCTACATAGTTCTTTGCATGTTCATAAACTCTTTTGTCAATTTTATCACGAAGCGTTGTAATTGCTGTCTTAACATCTTCTTGCTTCGCTCGTACACTTGGCACAAGTTCTTTTGCCTCTGATGCTTCTTTTACAAATTCGTTATCACAACAAAACCTACAGTCTGGATCGTACTCGTGATTCTTTAACAAGTCTATTTTGCTCACAAGATACTTTTCTTCTGTTGCTAGTTTATCAGAGGCCTTTGCTAATTGAGAAAGTTCTTCATACACAGCATCAATTTCTGAGACCGTATTAGAAAGTCTATCGTATTCACGAGCATCGAGAGCTCCTTCGGCACCAGTAATTACTTTTTTTGCTTTGCCTATTTTTTTATCAGCATTAGCTACAAGGATCTTTAAATTCTCTATAGCATCGTTATTTTCATCGATTTTTTTAACAATTGTTGGTATGTCATCGACATCAACCGTAATCTGAGATTCAATGGCTTGAAGTCCACCTAAAAGTAATTCCAGCTTTTTCGTTAGGCCCTTGATCTCTTCAGTAGAATCATCTCGTTTAGATCGCAAATCCTTAAGCGTATCCAAAAGTTCAATTCTAATTTTTTCATAATCTTTGCCTTTGAATGTTTTCATCTTGGTTTTAGTTTCAAGACTTGCATCCCTAAAAACCTTGTTTAACTCGCTAAATACGTCCAGCCCAAGAAAGCGACAAATTGTTTTTCTTCTTTCGGAGCCTCCAAGGTTAATGAAATTATTCATGCCACCCTGAGACGCAAAGGAGGTAAGCAAAAAGTCATCACTCGTACCAATGAGTTGTGTTAGATCTTTTTCCGTTTCGCGTCTCTGTTCTCCAGACATGTCTCTAATAATTGCTTCTTCATCATCAACTTCATATAAATTGAGATGCGTCATAACAGTCTCTGAACCTCTAGAAGTGCACTTAACAGATTGTCTCTCGGTTCTATACGATTTTTCATTAACTGAGAAAGTTATTGCTGCTTGACAATAATCGGCTCTTGCGTTTACAACGTGCAAATTAGAAACTATTCCACGATCGTTCTTATTAAAAAGACCATAAGTCAATGTTCCAGGTATACTTGATTTTCCAGCCCTGTTTCTTCCGAATAATCCAATTATGCCATTTAATTTTGTAAAGTCAATTAAGTTATCTTTTCCATACCCAAAAGTATTGTCAAATTCCATCTTCTTGATTGACCATCTATTACCGTGCTGCAAGGCTTTTAAAGAATTAGAAAGAGCAAAATCGACTTGCTGATCGATTTCTGCCCAAAATGATTCAGTTCTGGTTGTGTCTCCATTGTATGTGCGAAGAAGCTTTTTAATCGTTCTGTCATCAAGAGTACCAGACTTTGCTATTTCGCTTACCTCTTTAGATAGCGGCATTTCTTTATTCGTGGTGTCATACTTAAAAACGACATCGGATGCGCCAGAATCTTTTCTTATCTTTTTAGATATTTTTCTAGCCAGAGCATAAGGCAATCTTTCGTTTGCTCTAATTCTTACCCGGGTACCCTCTGTGAGATTCTTTGACTGATCGATGATTTTATCAAAATCAGATTCCCAATCAAGCGTAACGTAGGGATGTACATGCGGAATCGGGTGAAACTTAACATCAAAGTGGTTTTTATCTTCTATCTGCCAGAAAAGAAAACCTTTTTGTTGTGTTTCTCCAAAATTTTGTGGCACAGTAGAACCAGAGTACCAGATTCTTTTTTCTTTGTCCAAAGACTGCCGTTTATGAATGTCTCCAAGCATTCCAAAATCATAGCCCTTGAATATATCAATACTATCATCACCTTCGAGCATAAAGTCCATATCAGTATGTGAACCCCAGATTGCACCGTGATAAAGAGCAACGTTGACGTCACCCTTTTTCGGTCTTGCCTTACCCCAGCCTGCTGTATCAAAACAACTAAGCACGCACCAATTAAAGCCAGGATGATTCTTAAAAGGAAAGCAGCCTGAATCTTTATAAAAAGAAATATTTGGATTATCGAGAGCATCAATAATTGGGCTGACTGTATCCATTCTATCGGCATTAAGCATTAGCCCATCATGATTGCCAAGAATGACAACAACGTGACTTATCTTGGCCATCTCATTAAACCACCATGACAGGTTTGAAATGAGCTCAGGGCTAATATTCTGAGTCTTTGAGTGAACTATATCGCCACCAATATAAATATAGTCTGGTTTTAGTTCTCGACACTTTTCAAAGAATATCTCGAATGTTTTCCTGTATTCTTCGTGTCTACTAAGACCTCGCCAGTGTACATCTGCAATGTGTGCAATTTTAATAGTCATAAATTATCGTTCCCCAGTTTAATTCTTAATTTAAGTTTATAGTCATATTGTTGCGCTGAATTTATCAATTGTTCAATTTCATCTTCCATAAGATCGTTTAAGTCTTTATCCCCAGGAGGAAATGCGATTTTAACAGGTATGGAATATTGCGCTAGGGCTTCTGCTATTTTTAGCGCTTTCTTTTTTGCGTCTCTATCCAATATCAAAATCACAGGAGTGCAATTTTCGACGATCCTTTGAAACAGCAAACTTTCTTTACTTAATGTTGAACCTAACAGACAGGTCTTATTGCGCTTTACTTTTACAAGATCTAGCGGACCTTCAGCCAAAAGAAGCGGTGATGTCCAATCCACGTCTATTTCGTTAAAGACAAGAGAATTTCTTGGAGCACTTAAGTTCTTGTATCTAAAACTATTTTCTGGATCAATACTTCGGCCGGTTATATAGTTTAGCTCACCATCTCGATCAAAACTGGTTATGATTAGTCTTCTACTCCAAGCGAATTCATTTGAATAACCTACCCGCATTGACCAGAGTGTGGTTTTATTAAAACCTCTGCTAAGAGCATACCTTGTAACAGCTTTCCAATTTGGGTCAGATCTGTTGCCGTTGGCAATAAGCTTAAAGTCATTCGGCAACTCTACTTCAATTTTTTCCTCTTGAGGATCATCGCTTGTCTTCTTATTAATTGATGCGTGGTTTTCAAGATACTCTGCAACCTTCTCTGGCTTTTCTTTTTTGATGAGCTTTGCAAGTCCTCGACCTTTTTCATCACAAACCCAACAGTGATAAACGTCAGTGTCGATGATAATGCACATCTTACTTTTACCAGGTTTTCCACAATACGGACACCGAACGGAAATTTCTGTTCCGTCGCGAGAATGTATTACGTCTTTAAATACAGACGAAAGAAAGGATGTTTTTGTTTTTGCAGCTAGCATACAGTATTATAACGCTAACAGTTTGATTTTACAAAACCTGATTTAGCGACTACATAAGAGTCCGCAATGTCATAACAACTTGGTGCGGGTACTATCAAACCTTTTCTTGGGCCAGACTTGAGCGTTTTTGTTGGCCAGTCAAATCTAGGTATTTCTTTTTTAACCCAAGAAAGAATCTGCTCCTTTGTACTGATGCCACACAATTTTTCTCTTTGGATCTTTATCCCTAAAGTCTTACGTGCATGATTAGCATTAATCATGTTTGGGTCAAAATTAAAAACGCTTAAACAGGCGTATTGTATCATTCCATTAAACGATGAAAGTTTTGCCATGGTCTGAGCAGACGATCCACCTTTTGCAAACATCATGAACGGTTCTTCTATCCAAACGGAACCAATGTGATATCTGCTATTTATTTGTTTTAGAACGTGGTGAAACTGTTCTGCTTTTTGCACAGTTGATTTTTTCTTGTCTAGATCGCAAAAACCAGATTCTATTTGCTCGCCATCTTCCTTTAAAACCGTATATCCAATGATGTTTGTAGAAACATCTAACCCTAATAAATTTCCACTAAAAGTCAAATTTCACCCTAAATAAATACTTGTCGTTAATTCTTTTAATAACAGGTTGTGCCATCCTAGCTTTTGCGACAACATTTAAATTCGAATCATGGAAGTTTAGTGTTGATAAATACATAAAACTTTTTGCTTCTTCATTAACGTCTGCGAACGGCTTAAAGGTATTATAGTTTGGATTGCTAGAAGAGTTAAATACACTTCTCGGCACTGGGACAAGTAATTCTAAAATATGGGTGTTTTGAACTCCCTGAAATTCTAATTCAAAGTTATGAGACCCAAAATTAAATAGATGAGGTGACTTAAGTGCAATAATACCGTCTTCATAATAAACGGATCCGGCAAAATTAGAAGTTGAAAGAGATCCACTAGTATCACACCTGATTATGTTTCCATAACCGTCGTCGCACAAAGTAGTACGCATTCGGTAATCATTTCCTTTAACAAATCTCGAACCAACAGTAGATCCACCGCCTTGGTACATGTCAGATGTAAGCTTAATAGTACCAGGACGCATTCTATTGCCATAGAACAATGTCGGTATGGAAAACATAACAACCATATTTGAAGAGCGCTCTGATGCACCAATTAAACCATAATCTTCCGGATCAAAGAATCGCTGAGATGGAATTGTCACAGGGTTGTCTTTTGCTTTTGGAAGCGACTGAATCGGTGTAGTCATCTCCTGCAGAGTCGGGAACAACGAAGGAGGCTCTAGCTTTTCTGATTCACTATATGTCCAGCCCTCATCTACAAATATCAATTGAGAATCAAACACGTTTCTAAAGTTTCCAAGATTTGTCAACCTTAGTATTTCCGGCCTTGTTTCATCAACAACTGAGCCGGTTAGTTGGCTATCAGGATAAACATCATAAGTTCTTTTAAAGTCTCCATCGTCGCAAGGTAAAACTAGAAGGTTTGCACGCTGCTGTTCATCAAACAAACTAAGACTTTGGGAGAGTATGTGTTGGCTGCCAAAACCTGCAACATCGAAGGGTGCACCGTTTGTGTTGTCCATCATCGCATGAAGTATTGGATAAGTACCATTTACAAAGTCTCTGAGAAAGGCCTTTGAATTCATTGTACAAATGCCACCAATATTAGAATGGTTTGTATTAAATGGCGAATCAAACCTTACATTGTTGATGAATGCAGGAGCAACTTCAAAAAATTCTGAAAGTGTTGTTGACTGTGTGTTAGTATCATTCGGGCCGGAAAGGCCAGTGTCACCAGACAAAGCATAATATTGCATTGGTGGTGAATCTGAAGAATATAGTACCGGTGCGTGAAACAGTAGACCAGAGGATGACGTAACAGCTGTTCCCAAATTTGATTTAATATCTTTAAGAGAACGATAGTTGTTAGAAATTTTTATCTCGTGGATTTCAGCGTCTAACGGATTTACAAATCCGTACCTGTTTGTAACTAGTTCGGATGCATTGTTTGCAGAGCCAGTAAAGAAAGCGCCTAAAACCAGGAAATCTCTTGCTTGAGATAAACCGGTTGCTACAGTAAAGCTTCCAGTGGGTTCAAATGTACCAGCCACCCTGCCATCAATTACGAAAGATCCGGTAGCGTTGTTTTCTGTTTCAGAAAATCTAATTGAACAATCATGCCAATAAGAAGATGTTATCATCGGAACAGATTGATATACCTGTTTAGCTCCTCTGTCTGCGTTAGAAACATCTACATTAATAGTGCTCGGAGCTATAGAGCCAGTAGCGTCGGTGCCCATTTGAAACAAGAGCTTGTAAGAATCTGGCCGATTTAAAGGATCGACTGTAGAGCCAGTAATCACAGATACTGCAAAAGCACCAGGAAGGTGCATGATAGTTCCTGCATCAGTAGGGTATCTATTAACCTTTAGCCTAAAATCAATTTGAAGGCTAGCAGTTGGAAGATACAGATTTGATGGACTTTGGTAGACTACAGCTGGAATGTCAGAGCTGTTTGTTTTAAAGAAATTTAAGCAATGAAAATTTCCATAACCCCACTTAAAACCCGGTCGGCCGATTTCGTAAGCGGAGTCCAAAACATTTCTAATGATTTCTTTTTTTCTAAATTCTTTTCCAGCAAAGTCTGTGCCTGGTAGGCTTCTTGAAATT